CGGTCAGATTAAGTCGTAAACTCATCAGTAATTTGAAACAAGTGTACAGAAAAACTTTGGATGAACAGGCTGAGTACGCGGGTTCAGTGCCGTTTACCATAAGTAATACACGAAACTATGCGAGATTTGGTACCCCCACAGCCCGTACAAACCAGGAGTTGGCGAGTGTGCGTTTTTCACATGAAGATATGACCCGATATATTACGTATCATAGTCACCCGGCGCCAAGGAACATGGGACCACTTTTTACATACCCCAGTGATACCGACATAAAGTTGTACATAGACACGTATCCGAGTACACAAGCAAATCTTATCCTCGAAAAACAGGGCTATTATATCATAGACCTTATCGAAACGAACATGAATAAACCCGATCCGGATAAAGTCGCCAAAAAGTTCAATAGCCTCATACGTTCGAGGGAATTTGAGAGAGTGGCAGTGTCGTGGAGCAGTCTCGCGTTTTTCAAAACTACGGCACCTAGATGGAAAAGTGCCGTAAACAGATACATTGATCCAATCATGCGCAGAAAGTTTGGCATATCCATCAAGTACTACACATGGGATCAACTTGGTGAGATTACACTTCTGGATAAAAATGTCATCATGAATATAGGATGACCGCACACAGGTTACACATTACAAAAATCGTGGTGCGAGATTTGAAATCAGTGAGTAAATTGTCATCAAAGAATAGGTGGGAATATGGAGGTAAGGTCAAATACGATAAGCACTTGAACTACAAGGGTCTCACTTACGTCACCTCTAAGGAGAGGGCGCGCGTCGATGCGAGTGTTCTTGAGTCGGAGTGGTCGGATGCACCCATCGCGTATCATACACACCCCTCATTCCTGCAAGTGATTCCCGATGAAGTCGGTCCTACGATTTTCACAACTCTCCCGAGTGACGCAGACTTTGAATCATTCATCAAGGGGTTCCCTGATATGCAAGTGAACATTATTTGTGACGCACGCGGATACTATGTCATCGACATTTTCGACGCCGTTCGTATGGGTACGGTTCCAGTTCCAGAAGCCGTCTATTCTCTCATGAAAGAGGTTCGCTACGAGGACTTCCTCCTCAAACGTAGTTTCGGAGAGGATAGATGTGAATACTTTTCTACAGATTTACGCGAATGGAAATGGTTCATAAATGAGGAATTGAACGGAAGACTCAATGAACTCTATGGCATCTCTATACACTTTTATGGATACGACGATGAACCACCCACAGTCATCATCGACGCATGATGGAATCCTCCAGCTCGTCAACCTCATACCAAGCCCAATGACACGCCTCGGAGGTGGTGTCCTCTTCGCATATCTCCTGTGCTTCTTCTATGGCTTCCTTGAACCGTAGACGAAGTCTCGGGTTCTCAATTTCATTGCTCACTTCCTTCTTGAAAGGTGGTCGATGGTACAACCCGTTTAGAACATTCACTCGAGTTTTTGCTAATTTAATTTTGTACAAATTGTTCTCCGAAAAGGTTGCGATACATTTCATGAATTAATGTAGCATAAAGATTTTAAGTGTCTTCAGAATAGAAAATGTCTTCTTACAACGTCGAACCCTGCAATTTCAAGTATCGCGTCTCTTCCCTCGAGAAGGTGGTCGATGGTGACACCATCGATGTCGCCATCGATCTAGGTTTTGATGTGTGTACGAAGCAGCGTGTTCGCCTCCTAGGTATTGACACCCCGGAGTCGCGTACATCGGACGCTGAAGAGAAGAAGTTTGGTCTCCTCTCGAAGAAGAAGCTCAAGGAGTGGTGTCTAAAGGCGGTTGCGTCTGAGAAGGATGATATTGAAATCGAACTCAGATGCCCGGAGGCGGATTCGAGGGGTAAGTTTGGTCGTGTCCTCGCCGAGGTTTGGGTATGTGAAGATGGCATTTGGACGAATGTTAATAAGTGGATGTGTGACGAGGGGTACGCCGTTCCCTACACGGGACAGAACAAGGCGGACGTAGAGGCGCTCCACATGGCGAACCGGGCACGGGTCCGAGATCAGTTGTAGGGATATTTCCTCACCCATAGATTACATACCCATTTTTCACCAGACTTTACAGGATTCCCACCGTGTAAAGCCTTGGATGTCATTAATTCATAGTTGTCGAGGGTATCAAAGAAAAGTGCATCACCCTTTTCGAGTTTATACGTTTTGTTCAGTCTCGGGAATACAGTTTCACCACCCTCATAACCATCGTTAAGTGCTAAAATAAACGTATACATTCTCATATTTTTGTCATTTTTAAACGCATCCTGATGCGGTTTGTAGTACCCACCTGGTTGATATCTGAGAACTTGGAGTTTTTCGCAGTTCTTGAATGGTCTATCAGTGTGTCCGACACATCTGGCGATCACGTCATTCACGATCGGATCATCCGTATTCAGCCACGCAGTCTCACTCTTACGTATAGTTTCGTCGACGCGTTCATATTCAGAAATCGTAGATGTGTGGAATTTACCTTCAGCCTCTTTCATGATATGTGCGCGCTCTTCGTCAGTGAGTAGACCTTTTATTACCATAGGTTCTCTGTACACGGGCAACATGTAAATTAATATCAATACTACGAAAACCAAAGGTAGCATCTTACTGTATTCACACATAAATATTTTTAGGCAATCTGCAATTATACCTGCTTCGAATTGTCTCGAATATTTCATTCCCATAATCTAAAATTTTACATAATAGTTCTATTATTTCATCGTGACGTTCGGGTTCTATGACATATTGTCTGAGTAGGTCACCACCTGTATTTGCTATCATCTCAAAAATGTTAAATATGTCCCGGGATTTTTCCACAAACTTTTCCTGACGCTGTAAAAAGTTTTTGAAATCGTGTTCATCTATGTCGTTGAGCATGTACGCCACGCGGATATGTAAATTATCAATGGGTCTCAAATCAATAAACAAACTCTGCTGCTCAAGTTGATGTACTACCAGTGCATATTTTAGTATCTCATTCGTAGCTCCCATTTCTCGAAGTTCACGAAATGAGGGTATACCTCCACATGGTATGTCTCCATGCTCCCGTGACGTCATCATCTTTTTCTTAAACTCTATGAAGTGTGGATTATGTATTCGACCAGTCTCAATTTCACCCGTTCGCCAATTAAATGCTGTATGACATGAGATGCACCACATCTGCGCGCATCCGCTTATTTTGTGAATGACCGTTCCACATTTGGGACAGGATTTGCTATCTTTGTTAAGTAGATTCATCGTCTCGACAACTTCTGGGTCACATTCATGATCAGGTGTCAGTGTTTCGTTACATTCTTTACAATATGAATTTTCACATAATCCACAAAAACGATCTTCATTTAAAAATCCTTTACACTCTTCGACGGGACATTGTCGCACGAAACGTCTGGGTTCGTCATCGACAAACACACCCGTATTTCTGAGACTCTCGAGGTGACGATGTACATTTTCCATTTCCTTATACAACTTGTGTACTTCTGGTGGTAAAGTATCGCTCAATTCATGTGTTCTATATTTATTATGAAGTTCGAATAATTGATTCTTCTGCTCACGAAGAATGCGCCGCAATCTTCGCATTTGCATGATTCGTTCCACTTCAGGTTGTGTTTCGGGCATGAGTACCCTTTCTCTTTCAAAAAGTATGTTCTCGCGGTGTCGTTTAAGTTCAGTGTTTCTAAAATACTTGGTACAGAATGAATCCACGAATTCACGGTTCCATAGAGCTTTACACCCCATACAATGAGGATCTTCGAACGATTCCAGTATATATCTCTGAGAACAGGATCTACAACTCGTTAAATCACAAAAAGGACACTTAACTGTTTTGTGATTTACCTTGTTTAATTTTTCACAACAGACATCACAATTTTCCATTAACTTAAAGGCAGTTTATTTCTTTAACCAAAAAAAACTCATTGTAAAGTATACAATGAATCCTGTCGTGATAGCAGCGATTGTAGGTGCGATGTGCCTCTCCTCCTCCAGTGTGGGGGCTGCCCTAATGATGGGTGGGGGTGGACCCCCAGTGGTGGTGGATGTCCCAGAGACTATGCGAAGTGCATCTACCGTTTGGTCAGGAGAAGCCATTGGTGTGGGGCATGGTCGTGGTCGTCTAGATTCCGTACAGGGGTGGTCAGCCCAGAACAACACAGTTGGTGAATGGTACCAACTTGACAATGGTGTAGTCGGTAAAATTACCGGTGTCGCCGTTAAGGGGCGAACATGCTGTGGTCAATGGGTCAAAACTTTTAAAGTAAAATCTAAGGGTGCCACTGGGACATGGACAGATGTTGACAGTGGTAAGATTTATACAGGGAATACAGACATGACAACTCAAGTTGACGTGACTTTCGACGCCCCTGTAGATGCTAGGTACATCCGCATTTATCCCCAGACGTGGAACAACCACATGTCTTTGCGGTCTGGTCTGATAACGAGATAACGAACGATACAGTTGACGCTTCGGCGCACAAACTCCGTTTCGATTTACTTGGACCCAGTGGTTCTTCGTAAGGATACAGGTCTAGGCCAGTTGAAAAAGAAATTCAGGGTTTCTCCTTTTATTGAAAATCTACAAATTGACTAATCATATCACGCACGTCATCCCTCTCATAGACCGTCTGTGCAAAAAAGAGAGTCATGTCCGCCTGTCCATATGACAAGTACGTACCCCGATACTTCTCATATATACTTGCGACTTCATCTAAATTTTGGTCACACCAGTTCTCTACATCCTCCTTTGACATATCTCGGTGGAGACCCTGATCAATGAAGTCGGCGACTTCATCACTCAGGGGCATGTCGGTCACTACGGTGCAATCGTCGTCGATATTCATTAAATTACCTCTTTTTTGGTCTCGACTTACGTTTTATTTGTTGCTTTTTTTGTGTAGCTTTGACACTCTGTCCAGTAGCCTTGGCGATTTTCTTATTTTTCTTGCGTAATTCCGCCTTCGCTTTACGTTTCGCCTCTGCGGCTGCACCAGCCCTTTTGATTCTATCTATATCGGACATCTTTTCAGCGTCAGCCTTCGCCTTGGCGGCCCTGTCCCTAGCAGCCTTTTCAGCGTCAGCCTTCGCCTTGGCGGCCCTGTCCCTAGCAGCCTTTTCAGCGTCAGCCTTCGCCTTGGGGGCACCCCCCGTCTTCTTCGCAGCTTTCCGGGCTGCGAGTTCGGCTCGTCTCGCATCCGCTTTACGAGCACTTTGATTCGTTATACCTTTTTTAATGAACGTATCATTTCTAGATTTGGAGGGTCTATTTTTCACACTTTTTTCGAAAAGTGGATTATCCCTCGTTTTACCACCGATAGCTCTTGCGGCATCTGAAGACTTTTTAGCTGCATTCCTGCGTACCGCACCCTCAATACGACCCCTCAATTTGTAAGCATTTTTCATATTCTTCATGGCAACGATATTCGCTCTGAAATTTGTACTAGTTTTCTTCGCCAATTCCGTAAACTCGGCCCTTTTCTTTTTCAATGCATCATTACGGCTCATCTTTCCCCTGGCCGCGGCCTGGATCTTGGTAGCGGCTTCGTCCTTCTTCGCCTTTTCGATCGCACCCGATACAAGAGACTTCGAAGCTGATTTAGCCTTTTCTTCGAGTTGTTTATTCACGGTTCGACGAATCAGATTCAAATTCGCACCGGGTTTGTTTGTTTGCTTGACATATCTACTCTTGTTTTCAGCCGAAAGGTTCTTTAGTCCCGTGATATACTTCGTAAGATCTCGTATTTTAGAATCTCGCTCGAGGTTGCTTAATTGTTGTTCGAATATTCTTCGTCTTTGACCCACGTTATTTTCGAGTCCCATGACCCTTTCGAGGTGACCACGCTTTTTTAGTGGTCCAATCTTACTCCCTTGAATTTCTCTACGCAACTCGATTTTCTTGTTCAGCTTCTTTCCCAACTCAGTAAATTCAGCGTCAGTCTTCGCACCCCTGATCGCGGGATCCCACTTCCCGATTCTACCACCGAATCGCGCAACTTCAGTCTTAGCTTTTTTCATGAGTGCGTCTCTCTTGGGGTTCTTGTCTAGTTCATTCATAGCTTTGGAAGCGTCGAAATTATCCTCTTCTTTGGGTTTGGCCCTTTCTTCTCTCTTGGCCGCACCTGCGATCCTACCGGCACCCCTCTTTCGTGCCTGATCAAAAATTTTCTTGTTTTTCGTTTTGTTCCATTTTGCCATGAATTCTTTGACATTCGCATTCGTGAGACCCTTGACTTGTTTGATCTTAAACTCCACACCTTCACGAATTTTCTTTTTCGTGTTCGCCTCCTCCTCAACAAGCTTAATCATCTTATTCACTTCGGCGTTTATTTGATCGTATTCCTTCATCGTCCTGAAAGGATTGCCAGCGCGACCCTTCAGATCCGTGATTCGTTTGTTGGTGTACTTCGAAATTTTGTTAAGAATCTTCTTTCGTTTGGCTGCCTTGGCAGCATCATCCTTTTGTTTGTTCAAATCGTTCATAGCTTTGGAAGCGTCGAAATTATCATCTTCTTTGGGTTTAGCCCTTTCTTCTCTCTTGGCCGCACCCTCGATCCTACCAGCACCCCTCTTTCGTGCCTGGGTTAAAATCGATTCACTCTTAGACGCATTCCATTTCGCCATGAATTCTTTGACGTTCGCATTCGTAAGACCCTTGATCTGTTTCAGTTTAGTTTCGGCCACCTTTCGATCTTGCTCTTTCTTCTGAGCAGCTTCCAGCTCCTTCTTCTTCTGAGCGGCTTCCAGCTCCTTTTTCTTCTGAGAGGCTTCCAGCTCCTTTTTCTTCTGAGAGGCTTCCAGCTCCTTCTTCTTCTGAGCGGCTTCCAGCTCCTTCTTCTTCTGAGCGGCTTCCAGCTCCTTTTTCTTCTGAGAGGCTTCCAGCTCCTTCTTCTTCTGAGCGGCTTCCAGCTCCTTTTTCTTCTGAGAGGCTTCCAGCTCCTTCTTCTTCTGAACAGCCTGAGCGGCTTCTTGTTCTTTCTTCTTCTGAGCAGCCTGAGCAGCTTCTTGCTCTTTCTTCTTCCGGGCAGCCTCACGCTGTCTAATATTGGCCCCAGCTTTCTTTAAAGATTCCGCGGTACTGATTTTACCAGCAGCTTTTTTGAATCTATTCCGAGGTGCAACTGTGTTGGTCGGTGCCACGACGGTCTTCGCATTCAGGGCTTGTTGAGCCTTTTTCAGTTCGGAGTTGTAATTTTCTGGTTTGATGTATCTGACCTTTTGCTTACCAAACATAGAAGGCTTAACCTTTTCGAGGATGTTACGAACATTTCGATCCTTCTTCACCTTATTCACGAGGGCTTGTTTGTTGATGGTGTTAAATGATTTACCACCCGCAAATGCTAAAAGATACGTTTTGTCAACATCTGGGATCGCGAGTAAGTTTTTCTCAATCTGGGCCCCATTATTTGACTGCTTTGGAATCTTGTTGGTTCGTCGTTTCTCGAGATCTTCTATCGCTTTTGCTTTCCTAGCCTCATATTCATTTGGTTTAATGTATATCAACTTCTTCGTGTCGGGAACTGTCGTTTTGTACCCACCAAATAAACCCTTGGCATCTGTCGCGTCGAGTTTGGCAACCTCAAAATCCAAATTTCTCTTCGCCTTGAGTGCGTTTAAATCTATATTCGATATCGGAGATCCGTTGGCGAAAGCCTTAACGTAGTTTTCGGATACACCCGCATTCCGTGTCAATTGTGTCATGCGATTTCCAAGGTTCCTTTTTCGAGATTTTTCCTCTTGTATGAGAGCATTCTTTTTCTGTTTGTTAGCCAATTTACGGTTCAATTCTTCCATCCGTTTCGCATTTTTCTGCGCTTGGATCTTGGCATTCTCTTGTTCCTTCACGAGGCGTCTCTCCTCGGCTTGTGCAGCCTTGCGTTCCTGTTCTGTCCTCGCTTTCGCAACCTTGGCCTCGGCATTCGCGATCTCTTGTTCGTATTTTTGTTGACTCGCGGCTCGAGCCTCTTCAAAAATATCATCAATATTTCCGATATTCTTGACCCGACTCATATACGCATTCTTCTGAACCTTGTTTAACTTGAGTGTGTCGAGAGACCTTCTAAAAGAATTCTTAGCATTCTTCACAGCAGCTTCTCGTTGTTTAATTTCGAGACGTCGCTTGTTTTCTTCGAGCTTCGATTCATTCGCTTTTGCCTTTAATTCCTGATTTCTCATCCGTTTCGCATTTTTCTGCGCTTCGAGATTAGCCTTCTCCTGCTCCTTTTTAATACGAGCCTGTTCAGCCTGTGCATCCCTTCGTTCCTGTTCTGTCCTCGCTTTCGCAACCTTGGCCTCGGCATTCGCGATCTCTTGTTCGTATTTTTGTTGACTCGCAGTCCGAGCTTCCTCGAAAATATCATCAATATTTCCAATATTCTTGACCCGACTCACGTACGCGTTTTTCTGTGCCTTGTTTAATTTGAGTGTGTCGAGAGACCTTCTAAAAGAATTCCTAGCATTCTTCATAGCAGTTTCTCGTTGTTTAATTTCGAGACGTCGTTTGTTTTCTTCGAGCTTCGATTCATTCGCTTTTGCCTTTAATTCTTGGTTTCTCATCCGTTTCGCATTTTTCTGCGCTTCGAGATTAGCCTTCTCCTGCTCCTTTTTAATACGAGCCTGTTCAGCCTGTGCATCCCTTCGTTCCTGCTCAGATGCCGCTTTATCAAGTTTCGCTTGTGCGTCGGATAAATCCTTTTGAAATCGGGTGTTACTCACATTTCTCGCTTCTTGGAAAACGTTTTCAATATCGTCAATCGTCCTCACACGGGACAGAAATGCAGCTTTCTCAGCCTTCGTAAGCTTTGTCAGATTAGATAAATTTCTAGATAAAGCATTTTTCGCATCTTTGATCGCCCTAGCTTTCTTTTCTATGAGCATTTGTCGTTCTTGCGCCTCAATTCTATTCGCATTTTTCTGAGCCTGAATACGCGATGCATTTTGTTCTCTCTGAATACGAGCCTGTTCTTCCTGTGCAGCCCTACGCTCCTGATCTGTCTTTGCCATCCTAGCCTTTTCTTCGGCGTTACGAACTTCCTCTTCGTATCTCGTTTGATCCATGACACGAGCATTTTCAAAAATCGTATCAAGATCTTCCGCTGTCCGCACCCGAGCCACGAACATGTCAACTTCATTAGGTTTTAGTTTTTTGAGAGACTTCAAATCTTTTCTGAACCTAGTTTTAATCGTATCGATGGTATTTACCTTGGGCTCACCACCCCCAAAGAATCCCCCAAAGAAACCCTTCTTTTTATTGGGTTGATTCACGACCTTGTTGTTCACGACCTTGTTGTTCACGTCCTTGTTGTTCACGACCTTGTTGTTCACGACCTTGTTGTTCACGTCCTTGTTGTTCACGACCTTGTTGTTCACGACCTTTTTGTTCGGACCCCCAAAAAATCCCCCAAAGAAACCTGGCTTTTTCCTGGGTTGATTCACGACCTTTTTGTTCGGACCCCCAAAGAAACCCGACCTTTTCATGGGTTGATTCACGAACCCGTTGTTCGGACCCCCAAAGAAACCTGGCTTTTTCCTGGGTTGATTCACGAACCCGTTGTTCGGACCCCCAAAGAAACCCGACCTTTTCATGGGTTGATTCACGAACCTGTTGTTCGGGCCCCCAAAGAAACCCGACCCTTTCATGGGTTGATTAAATCTGATCGGTGTCGATTGAAATGTAGAACTGGGAGTATTTTTTCTTCTAATCGCAAACCCGGAATTTGGTCCCTTCGGGAATATACCGTTTTGGGGTATGTTGAGTCTGGAACGACTGGGTTGAACATTCATCGGTTGATTAAATCCACCAGTTCCGGTGTTCACCGCGTTTCCGGTGTTCACCACGTTTCCAGTGTTCACCGCGTTTCCAGTGTTCACCGCGTTTCCAATGTTCACCGCGTTTCCAGTGTTCACCGCGTTTCCGGTGTTCACCGCGTTTCCGGTGTTCACCGCGTTTCCAGTGTTCGCCGCATTCACGATCGTATCATTATACTCTACTTTCGAAAACTTCTTCTTATTCGCAAGTTTGATCGGTTCATGAATCTTCTTAAATCTCAATCTACTGTCGATAGCGTCCAATAGCTGACTCTTTGTCTTCCCTTCGATTTGTTTGATTCCAACCTTTCGTGCAAGTCTTTTGAGCTCCACTCGTGTCGTAGACGACTTGAACAAAATTTCATAATCCCGTGAATCTAGGGGTGACATTTTATCAATCATGTATGTTCTGTCTGAACTCATAATAAGTGGGGGTAAAGGCAAATTACCCCCAAGAATGTCATTGTACACTTGACAAATTTCATCCTTTGTAAGCCTAATGGTTTGCCCTGTGTTCAACTTAATGAGCTTTCTCAGGGTTTCTATGTCCGCGTCGGGATCGCACGCGTCTATCATTTATATTAGACTGACAAAAAAAGTATTATCGTGTTAGATATCCAATGTTGTACAGTTTGATTTTGCTCTCATATGTCATACTAAAGTCAAAAACATTTGTGTCTCCTACGTTAATTTCTATGTAATTAGCTGGTAGTATATACTCGTCTCGTTTTCGTATCGAAGAATAAACGATAGATTCTATAAATTTAATCGGATTATCTATATTTTCACGGTACACTGTATCCATTTTAATTTTAATACATGTAATTTCATGTGGTTTTTTGTCTAAAAATGGTACAATCGGGTACTGCTCACCAGTTCCACCGTCTATGTATGTTTTTCCCTTATATTTACCACATGCAAAAATGAATGGTACAGCCATGCTCATACATACAGCATCTATCACCTTCATGTCGGGGTGACTCGCCTTTGAAAAATATTCAGTCTGTGATGAGTTCAAACAAAAGGCGGATATATGAATATTCGTTTCCAAATCACTAAATGTTGGATCACAGCCACATATTTCAACTATCTTATCACGTATGGGATCCATATCAACAAAACCAAATTTGTTAAAAAATGACCCAATACGGATTTTAACAAAGTTGAGGATATCGAGAGATAGAGATATGTTTAAAATTTCATCGACCGAGATCCCCAATGCTAAAAACAAAGCAAGAATTGCACCCGCGGATGACCCCGATATTTCACGGACATCCACGAGTTTAGATTCCATAGCCTTCAGGGAACCGATCAGGGAATAAATTCCCATAGATGCAGGCCCTAAGACAAGATACTTCATCTCTTACTTAATAGAATTGAGGAAATTGGCGACGCAAAAGCGCGAATACGACCGCGAACACGATCGAATGGGTCACGACGGATTCTATACTAGTCTGCCCAGACTGGAAAATACCACCAGAACCTGGGGGGATACTGAGAAGTAAACCCGGACTGAGCGCGATGAACATCGCGGTAGTGACCAAGAGATCAGTCTTCGTCAACACAAGACCCATGATCCTGGCGACGAGGCTATAGACGATGAAGAACACGAGTGCATGGAAAAACACAGCCATTTGACTGGTCTGACGGTTCATAAACTTCACGTTCGTACCGGTCGTGGTCACAAGTACACCGGGACTTAACGCAAGAAATAAAGCAGCTGGGACGGCTACTTTCTGAGAAGTGATATCAGGGAGCATTTAACATAACGTGATATTATTATTTATAATGTATGGTATCATGAACTGAAAAAAATGACCAACTGATGCACCGCGCATCATCTCTTCGTGGAGATGATTATCGTGAATTACTCGACGAATTTGTGTCCAGATGGACAGTAACAAGTCGTGGTGTTCGGAATACATCATTTCAACGTATGGATCGTGTTCGGTGTAACAAAAATCGACAAAATCTACAAACTCACATGTATGTTCAATACCCGCGTCATACAGTAGTGTCCTGATGATTCCCCACATCATATTGAGTTCATCCGAGTATTCGACTTCCCAATCTTCGATGGTATGAAGACCACTGTCAGCAAATTCGTCATCGTCACTGATGTCAGCATCAAACCCAATAGTCGCTTCGTCGACGTACTGACTCCAGACCATGGTGCATTTACTTATTATCTTTCTCGGGCTTATCTTTTATACCTGTTAGTGAGATTGAAGTCGACTCTTTTACTTTAAGACCATCCTTAATCGCATTGAGAGCTCCTTCGACTTTCGTTTCGTCGCCACCAAAAAATGTTGAGAGGCCATCCTTGACTGCATCTTTGGTCATACCCGACTTACGTACGGACTTACGTATACTAATTTTACCTTTCCTGAGGTTAATGGTATCAATACCCTGGGAAACCATATGCTTCTTTACGTTCTCCTTGAGACGCTTTTCTTCCTGGTTTAGGATTTTGATATCAGATTTCGCTTCAGACAATTGTTTGGTGAGTTCCACGAGTTTAGAGACACTCTCGGAGAGTTCGTTGGAAACAGAAGTCATTATATTAGATAACTAATGTATATTCTTTAAGCGCACAAACCACGTTGCATCGTATCGGGCACAATGGTGGAGTTGTTCCACACGAAAGGGTCTTTGGGGTTAGGGGGGTCCGCACGAATCTGCTGGTTCGCGTTACGGAGAGCACCACCGACTGTCTCGGGGAAACCGATCTGCGCACGGGGCTCGAGGAAATTCTGACCCGCGAGGATGTCCTCTGGGGCAAACTGTCCGAAATCTTCCGCGGAGGCAACCTCACGGGGGAGTAGCGACGAGGCGAGACCAGTACCCTTGTTCATACCACCATTGACGGTATCGGCACCAGCTTCTGGGGCGGGACCGGCCGCGGGTCCAGTCGCTAGGGCAGCATACTCACGTTCATGGATGGAATATTCAGACTTCTTGTTTAGAGTGAAAAGCACGAAGATCAACGCGGCGACGGCCATTATCATCATCAGGTTTCGGGTGCGAACCTTCATTATCTTTTATATATGTACAACAATTTTTTTATTCCTCATCCTCATCAACAAAGGCATATTCGTCTGGGTAAGTATCCTCATCTGGATCCGATTCGGGGGTGGGAACTGGGGCATCCCGAATTTTCACCTGGACAACATTCCATGTCGGACCGAAAGCCTTCTTGGCGAACCAAAGACCGGCAAATTCGAGAATCACGTCACAAGTATCCCCTGTCTGAAGAATATCAGATCCCTGGGAAACCTGTTCAGAGTTAAAAATCTTGGTAACCGCGATACGGTCGCCTGTGATTTGCCCGTTAACTAAACCAGAGGTATATGCACCATGGATCACTTTCTCGGATAGACTCTTACCGAACCAGTCAACACAGTTCTCTTGAGCGGCGGTTAGGTTCTGAGTATCGACCGCCTCAATCTTCTGGGTGTTTGTATCTGTGAGGAGATCGAAAACAATTTCATCAGAAACGTCGGTGACCGAAACCTTATTGAGCTGAACGAAACACTTGCGTTTGTTGTCGTTGAGTGCTTTCACAAAATAGAGACCATCTTCACCTTTGACGGGGGTGTTGTAAATCATTTATGTATATGTAAGGAATCATTTCTTTAAACCTACAAATGGTATAGCAGCTGACTTATTTAACACTTTCTTGGGGATCTTTATGTTTCTCCTGGGATTGAAACCATAAAGTGTTTTGTTGATGGGTACATTATCAGGAAGTTTCATTGATTCAATTGGTCTTAAATTGACCTCATTCTTCACGTAGGCGAGGCTATTATTCTTGACCCATTCGAATTTCTTTAGATTGAAACGTTGATTACCGTTTGATCGATTATATCCCGGCACATTTACATTTTTCACAATTGTTTTCATGCCGTGAACGAATTGTTTAGACAGTCGATCCTTCATGGGTGTGGTTGTAAACTTTGTGTATTTATACGGATCGACATTCGATGCGTTTTTCATCGACACCCTCCCGTTATTAATTTTAGTTACGGTCCCAGTCTTTGCAATCTTAGCACGAACCCTCTTAAACATCCCGTCGATGGTTTCCGTCGATTTAATCCGTTTATCGAATAATCGTGTAAGTTTCAATAGTCGCATGCGATCTTTCTCCTTCTTCTCCGGCCTGAGTTTGAGCTTGTTCATCAAGTAAATGTCTTCGATTAAAAATTCTTTACTCGCGATGAATAGTTTATTGTTCACCACCAACTTACTGGTACTTTTATTACGATACGTGATACCTCGACGTCTCGTGAATGCGACTTCATGCCCAAATTCACCGGGGCGCATAAACGGAATATCTAAAATACCACCCATGGTCGAATCCACAATTTTACCAAATTCGGGTGAAAAGTAACGGATATTCAAGTCGAGTGCGAATAATTCGACATCTATGAAAATATCACCCTTTGAAGGCTTTTGACCATCTTTAGTCTTTTTCTTCTTAATTAACGTATAACGTCGTGTGACAAATGGACCGGACTTCTTAAATCCGATTCCCAAAAATTTGAACAGTTTGGAATGCTTCTTTTGCATGGATAGGATTCTATTTTTGACGCGAATGTTCAATTTTTTAGCTATTTCACCGAGTTTATCCCAAAGAAGAAGTTTAATCGCTTGGAGTTTTCCGAAGAATTTGGTGTTTACGGGAATTCGCGGTAAAAATTTTGCGTCTATATCACTTGTGACGATACGTTCCTTATAATCCACGTATAAGTTGAACGCTTCACCCCCACTGACGATGAGATCACCCATGGATTTCATGGCTTCTGTAAGTTCACCAGTGGTTTCCAGTATGATATCACGAATGGAATCTGTCACAAATACATACATCATCTTCTCGAAAGATTTCGTTCCGAATTTTGTGCGTACACGTGTTCTAAATTTATTTAAGTCACGGGCCTCATTTCGTTCATAATACTTTTTCAATTTATCATCATTGAAAAATAAATTTTCGTTGATGTATCGATTGATGACCGACTCTGGGTAAATTTCAATATCCATTATAATATTGTGATATATTAAAATGGTCTGTGACGTCATAGATGAATGTAGATGTTACGCGTATGATTATGAACGCGACCCGAGACAGAAGCAAATTTGCGCTGTGCGACGGGGACGATATATTTCCCCATGCCCACCGGGATGCTGTGCAGGGGGGTGTCCTGGACAAACCGAGGGTACGGAACCCAGGGAACCGTTCAGGATTGTTAAACGACATTTCAAGGATGGTGAAAACGATCACGTGTCATTCGCCGATAAAATAAGGAAAATGAATTTCGATCGTTTGAATAGGAATGAAATATACCTGGTTATTTTCGTGATATTAATTACGTCTTTTGGTTTGATGATATATCTTACTTAAAGATTACATTCATAAGATAGATATAATGTCCCTCGAAACCATTCAAACTGAACTTATCGCGCTCTCCAAGGATGTCAAGGCCCTGACCAAGCTTGTTCGTAAGATCAAGAACACCCAGGAGGATCCTGATGGTGAGAAGGCTAAGAAGCGGGCTGAAAACAACGGCTTCAACCGTAAGCAGGAAATCAGCCCTAAGTTGCGCGAATTCATCGGACTTCCTGAAGGCGAGCTCATCTCTCGCTCCGAGGTGACCAAGTTCATTAATAAGTACATCACGGACAACGGTCTCAAGCACCCTGAGAACGGTCGCCAGCTCATCTTGGACGATAAGCTTCGCGCTCTTCTCGACCCCCCCGCTGACATCCAGGTGACGTATCTCAACCTCCAGAAGTACCTGTCTCCCCATTACATTAAGAAGGTGGCTTAAAAAATAAATACATACTAAACATAACAACATGGTGAACTTTCTCACGAAGGAGGTCGCCGAACAACTTGTTGGTACAAAGATCAAAAATCTTGATTTGTACCAAAAGGCTTTTACACATAAATCCGCCCTCAAAGAATATGAACAATTTACAGAGTCATTTGAAACCCTGGAATTTATTGGTGATTCTGTATTAGGGTTTGTTATTACTAAGTTTTTGTTTGATCGTTTTGAAAGTAAACAAGAAGGTTTCCTCACGAAAGCTCGTACCAAGCTCGTTCGTGGTGAAACACTAGCCGGAATTGCCAAACATTTAGGTTTGGAAAGATATGTCATCATGGACGAGAAAGGACTTCGAAATAACTGGAATACTAATCCTAAAATCCTTGAAGATGTTTTCGAGGCCCTCATCGGTGCCATTTACATGGATTTGGGACTCTTGCATGCGAAAGAGTTTGTACTCCGAATATATACGGATGAAAGAATTGTGAACCTAAATTCGATCATGGTTGATGACAATTTTAAGGACCACTTAATGCGATACTGTCAGACGGGTAATATGCCTCTTCCAGAATATCGCGTCGCTGGTCATAACGAGGGTATTTTTTACATTGACGTCTATATCAATAATTGTTTCATGAGTAGAGGGTGTGCGAAAAGTAAAAAACAAGCTGAGCAGATTGCAGCTCGAGTCTTTTTTGAACAACTTAAAAAATACAACACTGGTTCTATTAATGCACCCCAACGTTAAAGCTGCGTTAGCGAGGGAATATGCCGCTCAGAAAAGTGATGAATGGCTCGCACTTCGTGGCAATATGCTCACGGCGAGTGATGCGGCTTCGGCGATCGGAGTGAATAAATATGAAACACCCGAAGGTCTCTTGTTGAAAAAGTGTGGATTGGGTGAGAAATTCACTGGCAATGCTGCCACGAAGCATGGTGAATTATATGAAGATGAGGCTAGAATACTTTATGAACAGCGACACGGTGAGGTTGTTCACGAACTTGGATTATGTCCTCATCCCATCCACTCGTGGCTTGGTGGAAGTCCAGATGGCGTTACGGAATCGGGTAAGTTGGTCGAGATCAAATGTCCACCGATGCGACAAATCATTCCGGGTGAAGTACCAGTTCATTACATGCCACAATTACAGCTCTGTATGGAAATACTCGATCTAGAAGAAGCCGACTTCATTCAATATAAACCCGCAATCACAAACTGGCCGAAACCCGAAGAGTTTGACGTTGTGAATGTTAAGAGGGATCGTGAATGGTGGAATACGAATTTCCCGATCATGAAAGAATTTTGGGAAAAGGTTCTCTATTTTAGAGAACATCTGGATGAACTTCCTCAACCTAAGTTGAAGAAACCTCGCAAGAAAAAAGAACCAGAACCAGTTCTCTGTGAGATCGAACCTCTCCCCGACGAAGATCCATACGATGACTATTGAAGAGCAATACACTTTGGCTAAAGACACCCTCAACGGGCGTCTTTTTGCACCCTACCAGCGTGAAGGTGTCCTCTGGATGCTTACGATGGAAGGACAGAAATCGGGACCCAAAGGTGGGTTCTTATGTGACGAAATGGGTCTCGGTAAGACCGTACAACTCGTGGCAACCATGCTTGGTAACCCGAAGCCTCGTACCCTAATCATCTTACCCAAATCTATTATCACTCAATGGGCAGAAGAAATTGCGCGATTCGCTCCGAACTTGACGATCAATATCTTTGATGGTCTAGAAAGGAGAATCAAAGAAGCTGATGTGACACTGGCACCGTACACCCTTCTTACGGTAAAAGGTGGTGGACCCGATGCGAAAACACCTCTTCATATGGTACAATGGGATCGAGTCATCTTGGATGAAGCCCATGAGATTCGCAATAAGAAGTCCAAACTTTTCAAGAGTGTGTGTCGTCTTCATACCCGGATCAGGTGGATCGTGACTGGTACGCCAGTGTTCAACTCCATGGAGGACTTTGTGTCACTCTCAACTTTTTTGGGTCTGTCTAAAATTGTTGTTCAGGGTATGACGAGCAAGATCAAGGATATCTACATTCTTCGACGCACCAAGGAAGACTTGGCCAAAATCAATGAGCGTTTGAGACTGCCTCCATGCTACTTTGAGAATGTCGAGATGGATATGTTTCCGGATGAGAAGCAATTGTACGAAGTCGTGTTTCTCGAGGCACAGGATACTATTCGCGAAGCGTTCAGACACGCCCAGTCCCTGAACGCCAAGAACATGATCATCTTGGAGTGTCTCCTTCGTGCGCGTCAGGCGATGATCTGGCCTCAGATGTACCTCGATGGTGTTGCGAAGCAGAATGAGACACAAGCGGAACAGTGGGTGGGTCGCTCTAACAAGATGGAGACCCTTTTCCGTATGATTGATGGTCATCCAGATGAAAAGACCCTCATCTTCTGTCAGTTCAGGGGTGAGATGAATTACATCCAGGAGAATCTCAAGCGACCCGTCTACAGAATCGATGGATCGGTACCCAAAGATGAGCGTGTCAAACAAATCGAGGGATTCAAGAAGGCTGCACCGGGTGCAATCTTCATCATTCAAATTAAGAGTGGTGGCCAAGGTCTCAACCTCCAAGAGGCGACTCGTGTCTATATTACAGCACCCTCGTGGAATCCCGCGACTGAACTTCAGGCTATCGGTCGGAGTCATCGCACCGGGCAGACCAAAGCGGTCTATGTCAAAAAATTGGTCTACAAGGAGTGTTCGCGTTTTGTGAGCGTCGAGGAAGAGATGATGGCTCTCCAAGGTCATAAATCGATCGTGTGTTCGAAGGTTCTCAACGATGAGAGAATCGAGAAACAAATCCCCGTGAACAGGACATCAGACAAAATTTCAATCTTGGACATCAAGAAAATTTTCAAAGCATAGAGTAAATATGATTGGTTCCCGCGCTGAAGTTTTCCACGGTAACGCTGACCGGACTGCTGGTGGTCTCACCAAGAAAGATCTCGTGAGGGATAAGAAGGATGGTCGCATCAAGAGCAAGGCGGCGCGTGATGCTGCCAAGAAGCGCATGAAGAAGGAAGGTAAGAAGGCGATGGTGAAGGTGTTCAAGCCCTCTAAAGATGGCTTTAAGTTGCAACCCAGGGAAGGTACCAAAGGGTACGACAAACTCATCGCCAAGATGGCCTAAAAATATGTGTTTATACTATAACGATGACTCTCGCAAAATGGAGAGATTCTGTCCTCGTCGCTAAGATCAAGTTAGGTATGGACCCAAATAAATTTACCAGGGTTGAGGGTAAACTTCTTAAGGAGGCTCAGGCTGTGTACCATATTATGATGGCTAAGAAGAGTGGAACTAAAAATAAAAAATGATGACATATGATAAAATATGGCGTCCGCATTTGCTAAAATGGCAATGAAAAGGGGTGGTAAAATGGCCATGAAAAGGGGTGCTAAATTCGCAAAGAGACAAGGTAAGTCTATGATGAGAGATATGAAAAGAGATGCAGAGGCTGAATTCAAACGTATGAAGGCTCAGGGTCGTGGTCAGATGCAGCAGATGGCTGCCCAGTCGCGAGCAGCTGCGATGCAACAGGCTCAAGCCGCTCAAGCGGCTGTGATGCAAC